GGGTTACCATCAAAGGCAATGTGTGCTCCAGACTGCGAACCCGTGTTGGCGTCAAACAGCGATTTGGCGTCAATGTTGTTATGTGAATTATAGCCTGTTTCGGCTGTTACTGCGTTTGAAAATGGTGTGGCCATCGATTACTCCGTTATACAGTATTTATCGATAATACTGCTAAATATAAGTGTAGTTCGCGATGCGCTAACATCCAACTACTCTAACACTTTATAGGAGTATCAGCGTGAATAATATTTATTATGTTTATCAGTACCTGAGAACTGATAATACACCTTATTACATTGGCAAAGGGTGTCGCAAACGTGCTTGGTGTAAAAAGAGAACTTTTCCGCCGCCAACAGACAAATCCAGAATTGTAATTGTAGCACACACCTTGTCAGAATCTGAGGCATTTTTACTTGAGAAAAAACTTATTAAAGTATATGGTCGCAAAGATCTTAGGACCGGTATATTACATAATAAAACAGATGGTGGCGAAGGTGCATCTGGATTCATACAACCTAAAGAAGCTAATTTAGTAAGGTCTGCACGTCTTACAGGAATTGCTAAATCTGATGAGCATAAAGCAAATATGCGTAAACCTAAAAGCTCGGAACACGCAGATAAAATTAGGAAGAATAATAAAATATTAAACGAAGCTAGACGTGGTAAGCCTGCTCATAATAAGGGTATATCAGGACCAATGAAAGGAGTTCCTAAAACTTACGAACATAAAGCAAAGATGTGTAAGCCTAAGATTCGTGGTGTATGCCCGCATTGCGGTAAGCAAGGTGGCATAAACCAATTAAAGAGGTGGCATTTTGACCACTGTAAGGTTAAATTGTCTTCAATAGGATCTGATTTGGGTTGATACGTCCGTTTGCTTTAGCTTCAGTTGTTTTAACATTGTCCATAAACTTACGTAATTCAACTTTACTTGCTTTAGCGAACTCTTTAAGTTGGTCTTCTGGTTTTCGTAAAGTCTTAGCGATAGATTTTGCTGTGTCAAATCCGATAATACTTGTTCCTTTAACATTTAAAGGGCCAGTTAAACTATCAGCGTGATATACAATCAACTTACGAGTCTTTGTGTCATAACACCATAAAGTTTGTGCACCAATAATATCTGTTGCAGGAATACTTACTAGACGAAGTACTTTATCTTCCTTAGCATATTTTAACTTAGCCACAACCTTTTCCTTAGATACACTTTTGGGTGCTCTAATCTTTTTCGCCAATTTCTTAACTCCACGATATTGAATAATGTCGTTTAAGATTTTATCGATAAAAGCAAAGATACGCTTAAAGTCGGCTGTCTTATAATGACTGTAGCCTTCTGTGATCTGCTCGTCTGCCTTTTCAAAAGCCTGTTTAAGTTCGTCGAAGCGACTTTGATATACTGCTTCGTACTTGCTTAGTTGAGACTGAGGGACATTGTTAGCCACAAGATAGCTGTAAGGACTAAAGTCATATTTAGGATTACGAATAAATTCATCGTAGTGTCCTTCAAGTTCGCCGATTGTGTCTGCTGTTTTTTCATTTAGTCTGTCCTGTATAGTTGGAACATAGGCCTTGGGTTTTTCTTCTATTGCGTCCTCAATAACTTCTTCTGCACTCTTGCTATTAATACTTTCAAGAATGTTGGCATCAATGAATTCGATGTGTCGCTCTTGTAGAGGCATGCCTTGGCGGTGTGCCATGATAAGTCCGCAAGTGGTCATACTAACCGTACGATCACCGGCCCGTTCAAACGCACGAATTTCGTCAGCGTCAAAGTCTTTAACTTCTTTCATCCACGCAACCACGTGCTTTTTTAAATCTTTCTGCGTATAAAAATAGTTATAGTAGTTTAAGCTCTTACGCATGAAGTGATCAAACTCTTCAAACGGCATGTTTTTGGCACGACTGGTATCCCACCTGGGCTCATCGCCTGTGTACTTTTCATCAAGCATAGCACTAGTACGTGGTGCTGACTTTTTAGTTTTAGTTACTTTACCATTGATTTTAATATTAGCCATTACGTTCTCTCACTAAAGGTTTATATGCGTATTTGTTGCCACGTGCATCATATAGAGCGTGGTGTTCTTTATGACCAAAGGCATCAACCTCTGCCCAATAATAATCTAATGCCATTATATCCAAGTCGCCCCAGATATTCTTAGTTGTTAAAAACATTGGTCGATCTTCATCGGGTAGTAATAATAGCATCTTTGCCATTAAATACCAATCGGTGCTGTAATCAAAACAGATGGTACACTCTTGTTCGTATGGTTGCAACCATTCGTTAAGTGCTCGTGCCACTTCCCACTGAGTGCCTTCTACACAATCCTTGTGTTGCTTTAATAATGGCAATACTATTTCTTGAACAAATCCGCTACACGCTTCTTGCCTGTAGTCTGTTAGTTCAGCATAGAATTCACGACCGTCTTCTGCTACCAAGCCGATTGCAATCAAGTCGCATTCGCTTTCGGGGAAGTCTGTAAATTCAGTATCTAAAAATATCAACATACACTTATTATACATTAATTATCATTTGGTGTCAATAATGTAGCAAAAGTTATATATTGTTCCATTGTATCTAACCGATTACGTAGGTCCTGCTCAATTTCTTGGTATTTAACTGTAGGTTTATTATGCTTACGACATTCTACCAATTCTTTATCCAGCTCATTCCACAATGATCTAGCAGGGCGCCACAGTCGTCGCATATCCTCCCGCATATTTGGGGCTATCTCTATAATTTGGAAAAATATAACGTCCAAACGGTGTTTTAGGGTAGAATCCGATTCCATACTACATTATAACATTTTGGCAATTACCGGTCAACTGTAGATAAATATGCTAATAACAGGATTTAATATGGCACGTTTAAGCCTTTGGCAAGATGGTAAACACTCAAATGATTATAAGTTCATGGATCGTCGCATATCCGAAATGTTTACTATTGGCGGTACTGGTGTATTATTAAACAAGTACCTAGGTACTAATCCTCAGGGATCGTTCCAAACTACCAGCGCCGCGCAATCTACTCCGGATATACAATTAACATTTAGCAACACCACAGGCATTCAAACTGGTATGTTTGCATATGGTACCGGTATTCCTTCTGGCGCTACCGTGACATCAACAACTAGTACAGCTATCACGTTAAGCGTTTCAACTACCACTGCTATAGCCGCTGGCGCCAGTATCGGATTTAGTGTAGATGCTACCAAGCCAGCATACCCAAATCAAAGTGCCTTAAACATCCAGGACCTGCTTTGGACCGAAAATCGAGATCGCAAGTATGATCACGATGTTTATAAAATGCGTGGCATCTATCAACGTGCCGACCAAGATTTTGACCTGAGCCAATTTGGCCTGTTCTTGCAAACTGGAACTATTTTTATGGTGTTTCATTTACGCGACATGGTTGATCAAATTGGTCGTAAGTTATTGGCTGGTGATGTATTAGAGTTACAGCACTTAAAAGATTACGATGCCTTAGATGGCGATTTACCGGCAGCATTAAAACGTTACTATGTAGTAGGCGATGCTAGTTTTGCGTCTGAAGGTTTTAGTCCTACATGGTGGCCGCACTTGTGGCGTGTTAAGTTAAATCCTTTAGTAGATAGTCAAGAGTACAAGGATATTCTTAACAATATTAAAGCTGGTGATACAACCAATCAAACAATCGGACAGGTTCTAAGTACTTACGACAAGTATATGAATCTTAACGAAGCTATTATTACACAAGCTGAAATTGATGTACCATTATCGGGCTACGATACCAGCACAATGTATACCTTGCCAACTACCGAGGATCGGACTCAACCGGTTGGGGATCCAATTACAGTTGATATGACAAGTATTACTGCTGATCAACTTGATCCTACTGCTGATAGCGGAGTTGCTAGTCCGTTAAATAAAATTAAAGGATATCTAACCGGAGACGGCCAAGCTCCTAATAGATTAACTACAGGTGCAGGTATTAGTTTTCCAACAAATCCAGCAGTTGGCGATTATTTCTTACGCTTAGATTACTTACCAAATCGACTATTTAGATACGATGGTGGATTTTGGCGTAAGATTGAAGATAGTGTACGCACAGGATTAACTCCGGGTGCTGCAAATAATCAGACCATGCGTGAAGGCTATGTAAATAACACTACAACATATACTGATGCTAGTGGTACTGTTCATAACGAACGACAAGCATTGAGTAAAGTTTTAACACCTAAGGCAGATAACTAATGGCTGTTCAATTCGCATACGATTCGCAGATACGCAGATTCGTTCTACAATTTATTCGTATGGTTTCAAATTTCCAAGTACAATTTGGACAGGATGCGTCTGGTAATACCACCTTACAAACTGTTCCTGTATATTATGGCGATGTAAGTAGACAAGCTGCAATGATTCTTAAAAGTAATAGTGAAAATACTCTTAATACTGTTCCTGCTATGGCTGCATATATTAGTAGTCTGACCTATGATCGCGATCGTGTTCTTAATCCTAGTTTTGAAGGTAGTATGCGAGTTCGCGAACAAGTATACGATGTTGCTAGTCAATCATACACCGGAACACAAGATGGGTTGTATACCGTAGAACGTTTAATGCCAGCCCCATATAAACTAACAATGAAGTTAGACATATGGACTAGCAACACTGAACAAAAACATCAACTAATAGAACAAATTGCTCCGCTATTTAATCCAGCGTTAGAAATACAAAGTACAGACAATTATGTAGACTGGTCGAGTTTGAGTGCTGTATTTTTAGCCGATGTTGCTTATACCAATCGTAGTGTGCCAATGGGTGCAGACGGAGATACTATTGATATTGCCACTTTAACATTTGAAATGCCAATTTGGTTGAGTTTACCAGCCAAAGTTAAAAAGATGGGTGTTGTTGCAGAAATTATTGCTAGTATCTATAATGCATCCGGAGAACTTAGCGAAGATGTTGTTACTACTCTTAGTGGTTTGATCAGCCAACAAAGATTTACGCCATTGAATTATGAAATTGTATACATGGGCAACACGTTAACGCTATATAATGCCTATGCTGGCGACATTAATGACGCAGTAACTGGTAGTCAAGCAACATGGACAGGTTTAGTTAATGTGTATGGCAAACTTACCAATGGTATTAGCCAGGTTCGATTGCGTTTTGAACACACCAACGGATTCCATGAAATTGTTGGTACTGTGGCCTATGACCCAACTGATAGTCACAGTTTATTGTTTACTCCAATATCAAGTACCTTACCAACTAATACTTTACCAGCAGTAAATGCCATTATTGATCCTTATAATGTTACTGTAAATAGTAATATTTTAAATCCCGCAGTTGGAACTCGGTACTTAATACTAAATCCGATCGGCGATGCTGATTCTGAATCGGCTATTGCATGGGCCGGTTACCCTGGTACCAATCTTATTGCTAATGCTAATGATATCATTCAATGGAACGGCAGTTATTGGACTGTAGCATTTGATAGCAACGAAACCGCTATTCAATATGTATCTAACCTAAACACCACAGTACAGTATCAGTGGACTGGTGCCGCGTGGGTCAAGAGCTACGAAGGTCTTTATAAATCTGGCTTTTGGAGTTTAATACTGTAATGAGCGATCGGCCATTGGAAGGAGTTGGCGCACTAGTTTACGCCAAGTCTACTAATCGATATCTTTTCTTATTACGTAACAAGTCGCGGCAACAAGGACACTGGGGTATACCTGGCGGAAAACTTGAATTTGGCGAAACTGTCATACAAGCACTGGTTAGAGAAATTTGTGAAGAAATTGGTGTTGACTACACCAATAAAAAATTTATTCCCTTAGAAACATTTACAGCAGACAATCAAAAATTTGTATACTATACATTTTTAGTTACTGTTGACACAGAATTTGTTCCTACTCTAAACAATGAACATCGTGGATATTGTTGGGTAGAATTAAATGACCACCCAAAGCCCTTACATCCTGGGCTTTGGCGTAGTTTTAATTTTGATATTGTTAAGCGTAAGATTAAAACTTTAGAATCTATACTAAATTAGAAGCCCGGTGCACCGATAGCACCCAAGTCTGCTTCAAAAGTAAAATCGTTATAACTAATTTGTCTAAAGTTGGCCAATGGTTCTAGTTCTTCGGGAATCCACGATGTACTTTCGGACATGACTCTAATAAACTCAACATCACTATATGTCTTGACAACATTTTGTAATGTTATAGTTAAAAATTTTCCATTTTGATTTTCTGTGTTGTTCGAATATCCGTTGGTGTCCTTATACATGTTATTGTAATTGCTACCAGCGTGTTGGTGATGATTGTCATATCCATCATACCCCATTAAAAATACCTTTGTATGTCCATCAAAACAGGCCATATAAGCAGCTAAACTACCTGCATCATAAGATGCGTTTTGTGGGACTAGATAAAATTTACCCGGATAGTCTAATACTGCGCCAGCATTGGTATATACAATGTTATCGTTTGTGTATCCAGAGTTGGCAATTTCTTTTATAATTTCATCGCCTACTGCTACTAAAAAATCTGGAGTAAAATCTCTGTATAGCGCATTGCACCCATAGGTTTGTAACTTGTCTTTAGCAAGTAGGCCACCGCGGTGATCGCTGATTAATTGTAGATTAAAAT